TTGGGGCCTGTCAAGCCAGTCGTAGATAACGGCTTCCTGAGCCGAGAAACTCTTGTTTCGCATCGCCACAATTTTCCGGGTAAGCAGCATTCCCGCCACGCGCTCCAGTATCCAAAGCACGGTAAAATCGAGGACCCGGCCCACATCTACTCCCATGTAAAGCTCCCGGTTTTGCAGGTCGGAAAAGCCGAGTTCCCATTTTTCACCGGCTCGGTATTCGCACCCGGCAATAAGGTCATAGGAGAGAAATGCGCCTTCATCGTCGGCAGGCACACACATATATTCCTGCATAAACTGCTCTTCAGAAGCGCATCCGGACTTGATAAAATCAAAGTACTCGGCCTCGTCCATCACCATGATGGGGTCTTCTTCCGCGATTACCGACTGCAGCGTATACAAAAAACCCTGATCGAGGGCGTCTTCCAGGGTGACCGTGTGCAGGCTGAATCCTTTCGGGTTGCCCTTGTGCTTGACTTCTTCCACCAGTTCGTTGAAGAAATTGTGGCTTCCTCGGTGGGTTGAGATAATCTCCAACTGTCCGCCCCATGTGATGCCCGGATAGGCGATGGTGTAGAGCTTGCGCGGGTCCGGGTGCAGCGCGAATTCATCCAGCACACGGCCGCCGCGCTTTCCCGCCTGGGCGTCCGGATTGCTGCTCATGGAGTGTATCCGCTTGCTGTTTGCAAACTGCAGCACATAAGCCGGGGTGCGGTCTTTTTCATCGATGATCATCAGTCCCAGATCCTGCATTCCGGCGTTGAGCATGGTTCCGAACTTTTTACAATCCTCGATAAACAGACGCGCCTGTATTTCATCCCGACTGGATATCCACTGGTCAAAGCTTGCTTCTTTGGGCGCTGTGCGCTCCACCGTGCCATAGGCGGTTGACCATGAAATGCCGATCTGCCTCGATTTTTCCATCAGCTTCAAACGGCTTTGGTCATCGATCCAGTCATCCTGGAAGGTCATAAACATCCTGTCAGGATCGTGAGGCCTATTTTTTGCGTTGCCTTTAGCCATTACAGATAGCGCTTTCTGAATTTTTTAATAGTTTCTTGGTCGGCGATGCCGGAAAGGGCGTCCACTGCCTCTTCCTTTGCCGCCTTGCGTTCCCGGACTCTGATCTCTTCTTCCCTTTTTACGTTCGTGCTCGCGGCCCGCTCCAACCGCTCGATAGCGATAGACAAATCCTTCAGCATCCGGGGTTCCACCGTCTCGGATCCCTCGGCCATCTCCATCGTAACGTCGAACGCCAGGGTGCGGACCATTTCATTGAGTAGCTTGCCCACTTCGCCCTGGGGCTCTGCCCCGAGTTTCCCGATCCACATCTTTGCGACCTCGCGGCTCTGGCGCAGTTTGGCGCCCACCACATCCATGCGCATGGCATATCGGTTGACCGCAGACTTGCTCACCCTTTCAGCGTGTCCATCGTCTTCCAGGATGGCATTGATCCGGCCGGTCGCGTCCATCTGTGTCACGCGCGGATCCCGGAGCAGCTCCTGGAGGGCGGTTCGGATGTCTTCGGGCAGGCGGTCTATGCTGGATTGTTGTTTGCTCATACGCTTATCCTCTCGGCCTCGGTCTTTTCACGCCGGGAACAATGGCCCGGCCTGTTGCCGCGTCGGCCCCGCGTGCGGTCAGGGTGGCCACCAGTACGCTCACCACTTCCGCGACGGTTACCAGACCCTGCTCTTTCAACCATTGAAGGTCCGTCCGCACACGGTCCCGGCTCACACTGTGCCCCAGGGCCTCCAGCACGCTCTGGATCACGGATTCATTCAGGCTGTAGCCTTCGTCTTCTTCGAGTATCCGCAGGATTACCAGCCGTCTGTCGGCATTCACCAGCTCTGGAAACGAATTCATTATAGCTTCTCCCTGTTTATAAGGTATTCGTTCATCAGGTCGGCGACCCGGTTAATGCCTTCCAGTCGCCCCTTAACCTCTTTCAGCTCCCCTTCGAGGGTTCCCATGTTTGTGTTTAATCTTTGCAGCTGCCTTTGTGTGGGTATAAACTTCAACTCCGTCTGCACCTCCAAAAGACCTTTTTCATTCGCGTCAATTCGGTTCCCCAGGCTTGTGACGGCTTTTTCAACCATTTTGATGGTCGCCTGATGTTTCCGGGAAAACCACAAATAGGCAGCGATTAACATGTTGAATATTAGCGACCCGACTCCGATCCAAAACCGCCATGCGTTGTAGTCTATTTCCACTCCGCCTCCGCTTACACTGTAACGTCCCGTTCCTCTTCAGTCCTGTTTTTGCCGTTCCAGAAGGCATCGCCTCCGAATGTTTTTACAAAAAAATAATAGGTCTTCGCGCGCCGCAGTCGCAGCCGCCTGAGCCAGCGCCACCGGGTTCCGTCCTTGACCAGGCGCACCATGTTATTTAAAAACACGCGGTCCGCCTCTTCCTTGGCTGCGAGCGTTTCACCCACGGCATACATGTAATCATGCACCCGGCATGCTTGAAACATGCTCAGCCCGTAATTCGCGTCCGGCACCAGCCAGTCCCCGAAACCTCCGGGGCCGCAACCTCCCGTCATATCGTCGATAATATGTTCCGGCGTTTCCCAGTACTGTGCGGGCGCAAAAAGTTTGACCATCACTTCAACCCCTTAATCCGGACATATGCCTCCGCCACGCGCACCACCAGCTCTAATAGTTTCTCGATCCGTTCAGGCTCTGTGGCCTGCTCAATGATGTTGCCGATCGCATCCAGTATTTTGTCCATAATGCCCTCCTGCCGTTAAAATTGTTAGTCAGACGCACCTGCTATGGAGCGGGGATATTCGTCTCTCGGGTCGTGCCGTTTCCAAAAACCTCGATAATCCGGATAAGAACAGGCCCTCTAATCACATTGGCAAACACCTCCGTGGAATAGCCGCTCTCCCCATAATCGTTGTATGCCGTAACCGCAAAAAAGTACGGGCCTGTCAGGTTCTGCAAAGTCCCGCTCGTTTCCGCGCCCACGTCAATAGGCGCTTGATACTCGGACGCGCTCGCCAACCTGTAATACATTTTGTATCCCGTGGCGGTGGCAACCGGGTTCCATTCAAGCGTCACGTCTGCTGCAGATGCCGGACCGGGAACTGGAAAAACAATCGCCGCCAGGACAATCAAAAAAAATGTGTTCAGTTTTCCCATGTCTATTCTCCTTTAGTTGCATTTTTGATTTAAAAATGGTGATCTTCTTTCCGAACAACAATCAAAAAACCGCCCTTTTCACCCAGCCTTTTTCATACCGCACATTTTCCCGGCTCGCGTAATACCGGACCGCCTCGATCTTCAGCAGGGCTAACAGACACTTCGGCGTTTGCCCGTTGACGGCGCTGAGGGTTTGCGGCCCGATCACGCAATCGACGATTACCGGTGTTCCCGCGTAATTTACCGCGATCTGAAGCAGGCAGTTGGCCCTGCGCGCGCCCATGTTGACAGCCAGGTCAAACACCTTTTCCGCAATTTTATGATTTTTTATGCCGCCGTAATTATTCTTTTGCCAAAAATCTTTAAAATAAATCTCCTCCGCCTCATCGCGAGTGAGATTTTTGATGTCCAGATCCGGATATGACCGTTTTGAAATTCCGAAATTCGTCTCTCCACCCGGATCGTGGGGATCGTCTACATACCCGCCTTCGTGTTGTAACGTTTTATCTACAGCCTTTTTAAATTGGTTATCCATTATCTACAATCCTCATTTCAGCCTGTGATATAAGGCTCTTTTAACTATCCAATCATATACACGACATATTTTAATCGCCCATTTTGTAGATAATCCCAAATTCCGCAATCTACAATAAACATGCAGCGCGTTTAATTTGTGACAAAGGTAGGCTTTCATGGCTTCTCACCTTCTCATCTTCTTACCTTCTTTCAGTTCCCTAGTTCAGGCACAAAAAAACAAACGGATAAAATCCATCTACATTCACTGTTCTTATTTCTATTTTTAACATTTGTGGCCCCCAACGCCGATGGTTACTGTTAAAAAAGGGAGGGCAATCGAGATATGAAGAGGGTAATAGTAGGAATCCCAACGAATGCCAAACCCTATGTGTTTTTCAAAAAAGCAATCAAAACGTTTTTCTGGACCCATAATTTTCACCTGCTCGTCCCTGTATCGCCTTAAGTGCCTCGATCACCTTGCCTGCTTTATCAAAACTTAAAAAATTCTCATGCTCAACGCGAAACCTGTTTTTCAAAAAACCTCTTAAGGCCTTTCGCTCCTGGCCCTTTTTATAGTAACTCCCTCCCAGAGACCACCACACAGCGTATATTTTTTTGATCTGCTTCACTGTGGCCATGCCGGGTCTGTCTTGACCGTGCGCAGTTCGCCGTACGCCGTGCGCCGTGAAGCCGCAAGCTTCAAAATGTTTCATTACAGCCTTGAATCCCGCGTAATCCAGGGCAGTGGAACTCCGCACCCCGGCCTGCGCGAAAAGGATATCCCGGTAGGTGTCCTCATCCAGGGCCAGTTTGGATTTGGCTACGTGGATAATTTGGATTTGGCTTTTAGTTAGCAACTTCAAACCCTCTAATAACAACGCCATTGAAGAATCTGATGTATGAGTGCTCTCTTACACCATGTCCGCAACAGGCATTATCAACCCCAGGTAAATTTCCCAAACATGGATCTGGTTCGCCGGAACCCTTAAAAAATTTTCCGCATTTCTTGCATGGCCGAACCTCACAACCGAATCCGGCGTTTTCTCCCGTGTCTGCATACACCCAACCATCTTTCCATATTATTGGGTGTCCCCTGAAGTATGATCTTGCCAAAATATTTCACCTA